AATGGCATTTTATCTTAAAGAGAACTTAACGTTTGACGCTGCGAGAATGGAAGTCTTGACTGAAGACTCGCACGATGGCAAGGGTAAGAATCTTTATATGAAAGGTATATTCATCCAAGGTGGTGTTAAAAATCACAATGAACGTGTATATCCAGTAAATGAGATTGAAAAAGCCGTTTCTGCATTAAATGAACAAATCAAGGGTGGTTACAGCGTCTTAGGCGAAGTTGATCACCCAGATGATTTGAAAATTAATCTAGATCGCGTTTCACATATGATTATTGATATGTGGATGGATGGTCCTAACGGTTTTGGTAAATTAAGAGTTCTTCCTACTCCAATGGGTGTACTAGTTACTACCATGTTGGAATCAGGAGTAAAACTTGGTGTTTCATCTCGTGGTAGCGGCAACGTGAGCGAGGGAGACGGCAAAGTAAGTGACTTTGAAATAGTCACAGTAGACGTAGTTGCGCAACCAAGCGCACCAAATGCTTATCCAACAGCGATTTACGAAGGACTGATGAATATGCGTGGTGGCAGTAAGGTATTCGAAATGGCACGTGAAGCCAGCGCAGATCAAAAAGTACAGAAGTATTTGAAAGAAGCTGTAAAAGGCTTAATCAAAGATCTAAAAATTAAATAGGAGATCACAATGTTAGACGCTATCAAACCATTGTTAGATTCCGGCATCATTAACGAAGAAACTCAAGCAAGTTTAAACGAAGCTTGGGAATCAAAATTAACTGAAGCTCGTGAGACTATTCGCGCTGAATTGCGTGAAGAGTTTGCGGGTCGCTATGAACACGACAAAAATGTAATGGTTGAAGCTCTAGACAAAATGGTTACTGAACAACTCTCCGCTGAACTCAATGAGTTTGCCGAAGAGAAGAAAGCTCTTGCAGAAGATCGCGTGAAATTTAAAACTCACATGATCGAAAGCGCAGGTAAGTTTAATGACTTTTTAGTTACTAAACTTGCTGAAGAAATCAAAGAGTTAAGATCAGATCGCAAAACTCAAACTGAAGCAGTTGCTAAGTTAGAGAAATTTGTTATCCATGCCTTAGCTGAAGAGATCAAAGAGTTTGACCAAGACAAGAAAGCTGTAGTTGAAACTAAAGTGAAACTAGTAGCAGAAGCTAAACAAAAATTAGCGGAACTACAAGGTCAATTTGTTAAACGCAGTGCTACCCTTGTTAAGGAAGCAGTAGCAAACAATCTAGGCTCAGAACTAGCTCAACTTAAAGAAGATATTCAAACTGCTCGTGAGAACATGTTTGGACGTCGCTTATTTGAAGCATTTGCAAGTGAATTTGCTGTTACACACCTAAGTGAAAACAAAGAATTTGCAAAACTTAAAGCAGAACTTGAAACAAAAGATCAAGTTATCGCTGAAAGCCAAAAAGCAATCGCAGAAAAAGAAGCTCTAGTTGAAAGCAAGAATCGTGAAGTTAAAGTGATTACAGAAAGCATTACTCGTAAAGAGAAGCTTGCTGAATTATTTAAACCTCTAAACAAAGAGAAAGCAGATGTAATGTCTAGCTTACTCGAAGGTGTGCAAACTGAACGTCTTCAGGCCGCATACGAAAAGTATCTACCCGCAGTTCTAAATAACTCTAGTGTTAAGAAAGCTGAAAAGCCAGTATTAGCTGAGAGTCGTGTAGAAGTGACAGGTGATAAATCTGCTAAAGACGACGCCGATGCCAATAACAATGTTATTGAAATCAGACGTTTAGCAGGGCTAAAATAGTAGTAAATTTTTTTAAAGGAAAATAAGAAATGACAACCCAACTATTAGAAGGCCGTTGGAACGAGACCAAAGACGCCCTGTTAGAAGGTCTACAAGGTTCGAAAAGAACTACAATGGCAGTAATTTTAGAAAATACAAAGAAACACTTAGTTGAAAATGCAACTAGTGGTGGTACTAGCGCAAGCAACGTAGCAACACTAAACCGCGTTATTCTTCCAGTGATTCGTCGAGTAATGCCAACAGTTATCGCTAACGAAATCGTTGGTGTACAACCAATGACTGGCCCAGTAGCTCAAATCCACACTTTACGTGTACGTTATGCTGATACTAATGATGCAACAGGTTCTGCGAACGACGTAACAGCTGGTGATGAAGCTCTTAGCCCATTCAAAGTTGCTGTTGCTTATTCTGGTGATGGTACAGCTGGTCTAGCTGCTTCAACAAGCACACTAGAAGGTGCACCAGGTAAGAGAATCAACGTTCAAATCTTGAAACAAGTTGTTGAAGCTAAAACACGTAAATTGTCTGCACGTTGGACTTTTGAAGCTGCGCAAGATGCACAATCTATGCACGGTTTAGATGTTGAAGCAGAAATCATGGCAGCTTTAGCACAAGAAATCACAGTTGAAATTGATCAAGAGATTCTAGCATCTCTACGTTCATTAGCTGGTAATACATTCAACTACAATCAAGCTACAGTTTCAGGTACAGCTACATTCGTAGGTGACGAGCATGCTGCTCTAGCGGTTACAATCAACCGTGCAGCTAACTTGATCGCTCAACGTACACGTCGCGGTGCAGGTAATTGGGCTGTTGTAAGTCCAGCTGCTTTAACAGTACTACAATCTGCAACTACTTCAGCTTTTGCTCGTAGCACAGAAGGTACTTTTGAAGCTCCAACTAACACTAAGTTCGTAGGTACTTTAAACAGTGCTATGCGCATTTATGTTGACGGTTATGCTTCAGACACACAAGAAGTATTAGTTGGTTACAAAGGTTCTAGCGAATCTGATGCGGCAGCGTTCTATTGCCCATACGTACCACTAATGTCATCTGGTGTTGTTCTTGATCCATCAACGTTCGAACCAGTAGTAGGCTTCATGACACGTTATGGCTATGTTGAATTATCTAACACAGCTTCATCTCTTGGTAATGCAGCAGACTATCTAGAAGAAGTAGGTGTATCAAACCTATCATTCCAATAATATTAAGTATTATTGTATTGAAATTCAAAAAGCCCGGAAACGGGCTTTTTGTTTGGCTGAAAATCCAAAAAACGATAAATACTTTGTTCGCTCTTAATCGAGAGTTTATGCGGTCCCCACCGCGTAGGCCTAGAACGCTAACATTTTAAGGAGAAACAAATGGGACGTCCTATTAAGAAAAGATTTATTAACACTGGATCAAGCACCAATGCATCTGGTGGTGAAAGCGTTGCTTCATTGGTAGCACATGGTGGTAATAATTATTCAGCAGGTACAACTATTGCGTTCCCAGCACCAGGTCAAGGTGGTGGTAGCACTGCCACAGCCACAATTACATTCGTAGCTCCCACAGCAGGACTTACTGGTAATGGTAACATAGCAAGTGTCACACTAACATCAGCAGGTGGCGGATATCTAGTGAGAAATATCCAAGCCAATGTTACATTTGGATTCAACAAACCCGCTAACGTGGTGGTGGATGGGTTCACTCAAATTGCAGGAAATGTATTCAAGTTTTCAAGCGGTGTAACGTCAGGCATTTATGCAGGTATGGTTGCTAACGTGTTCTTTACTACACTACATTTAGGTAATCCAACCAAGGTTGTTAGTGTTGATACAACCACTGGTAATATCACCATGTCTATGGCTAACAGCGCGGCTATCACTAGCCCAATTAGCTTTGGTGACGTTGGTCGCTTGGGTAATGTGGTAGCCACAATGGATCCCGCAGTGACCACAGCCAACACCATCCAAGCTAATGCGTTTATTTCTGTAGCATCAGGTGGATTGGGTGGTCGATTATCTGATATCACCAGTGTAAAAGGTTCTCGTCGTTATAGAGTAACAAATGATCAAGGTACAGACACAGTTCGTTTGATTAAATCTACAGAAGTGGCAGCAGCCAATACAGGAGTTGGTCCACATGCAGCAGGATTAATGACTATTTCTGCTACTGACAGTGCAGGTGGTACATATTTTGTTACCAAACTAGATGGTCGTACAGCAACAGTATCACCAGCTGGTGCAACACCAGGTGGCGAATTTGCGGCTAATGCACAGGTAATTTGGAGCATGAATGCTGCGGTAATTAATACCACAGTTAAACTAGCAACAAACGACTAAACATAGTCACGTAGAAAATAGCACCTCCGGGTGCTATTTTTTTCTATTCGTTTTTGATGATAAATAATAAAAACGGAATAATTTATAATGGCCGCAGTTAAAAGACTTAATACTACCTATACGCTTGATACCACAGATGTATACCTTACCGGTAATCTACACGTTCTTGGTGTTTACGATACTACCAACGTGACTAATACTAATGTTGAAGATAAAGATATCGCATTAAATGTAGGAGAGCAAGGTTGGGGTGTGGGCGGCAACGTGGCACCAGGGCAATCTGGTATTATCGTTGATCGTGGACTACAAGCCAATGTTTCTATACGTTGGAATGAAATCTATGATAACTGGGAATTAACTACTAACGGTGCAGCATTTTCTAATATAGCAACATCGTCAAGTTCAGGAATAACAGCAGTAGTACAAGATACCGGCCCAAGATTGGGCGGCAATTTAATAACCAATGGATTCAATGTTCAGTTCCAAACATTACTGACAGCAAATCCTCCAACGGCAATTAGTGGAAATATTGTACTTTATGCTGACACCGTAGGTAGTGCAGGTAGCGGATTATTTGTAGTAAACAGCGGAACAGCAAGTGACGAATTAGTAACCAAATCGAAAGCCATAGTGTTTTCGATAATATTATAGGATTAAAAAATGGCAATAACCAACTCTTTAATAACAACAGGTGCGGCAGCTAACGTTT